AGCCTCAGCACGTAACTTAGTAGCTGCCCTGTTGTAGGCGGCACTTTGATCGTCTTGGAGTTGTCCTGTTTGGGCGTCTATTTGAGCTCTTTGGGATTCTGCGGCCGCTTTCTTAGTAACGTAATCTGCAATAGCAGGCTGGGCTATTCCCAAGGCATTAGCTAGTTCGCCCATAGCGTTAGACTGTGGGGAGAAAGACTGGGGAGTTGCAGACCTACTGAGTGAGTTGGCAACATCAGCAGAGGTGACTCTGACCTTTCTACGTGCAGTGTTGTTAGTAGGTCTTGGCATTATTATAAACCTTTAGGAGGAGGAGCATTCTTTATTTGGAGACCACTATAAGCAGAGGTACCTAACTCGGCAGCTAGGGATAGGGCAGAGGGCCTGTTGATGCGGGACTCATTAACACCAGCCTGTGTCTGTATTGTTTGGCCATCAAATTTAGCTTGCTGTCTGATAAGACCAATATCGTCACTTTGCTGGAATAGGGAGTCAGCTAGGGCAGCCTCAAAGGACGCACCTTCAGCACCTGATTCGCCACCAGCCACTGCCATGCGGGACCGCTCTATGCGGCCCTGCTTGATGCGTTCGCCTATCGCAGTAGACTTAGCAGCGGAGTCTTGATCAGCAGCCGCTTGGGCGCTACGTGATCCAGCTTTAGACTGCCTGCTCGCAGACTGACTCTGAGCTATGAAGCCTGCTACAGCAGTGACAGCGAGTGTTATGGAGGTGGGTTCACACATTATTTCTATCTCTATAGGATGTAAACATTAGGAAGGGAGCCTTGCCATGGCCGTAGCGGGGGTCGAAGCCAGTGACGCTAAAGCCAAGTCCGTGTAGCCAGTTAAGGGAAGACTCATGCTTGATATCAACCCAGTTAAATAGGTACTGATAACGTTCGTGCATGGTCTTCAGGTATATTGGACAGTTCTTTAGGAATATCTTACGGATTCTGTAGACATCATCAGAGGCCAGCAACCATATGGAGCCTGTCGTTAGGTTTCTCCGCGCAGCACCCCACATGACAATAGGCTCATCATTGTAGAAGGCCGTCCAGCGTAGATCAGGATCACTCAGCTTAAAGGCGTTCACGAGGGCCTCTAAAGGCCCCCGTCCCGATCCTGCTTTGATCTCCTTCTGGTCTGACTCACGTAGGTTATTACCTAAGACATAAGCGTCTTCAACCTTTGAGGGACGTATAGTAACTGTCATATTAATTTAGCCCTGTTGGTGTAGAAGCCTTCAATCTCAACGCTCTGGAATGAGCTCTGGACGTGGGTATTATTGATGAGGGAGACCTTAGCCTCGCGACTATTGCCGTATATCTGGAAGGCGTAACTGCCAGTGCCAAATGACGGCTCACCAACGATCAAGGAGGCCTGTCCCACGGTCTTGCCTGTGAAGTCCGCAAGCTGTCCTGGGACGATGTCATCAACGTCTGGGGAGATTCCATAGGGTGCCACGGAGGTCGAGAAGAAAGCCGTTCGGGTGTAGTACAGAATGAAGGTACGGAGCATGAACCGTCCCGTAGTCACTGCATCACCGCCGCTGTTCTTTACAAACTGTTCTGAGAAGGTGTACTTCATCTCATAAGGTACGCCACCATATACTGTGCCCGCAGTTTGGTTACCTGGAACAAGAATAGTCGTGGAGTCCGTCCATATGTACGTAGAGGGATCGATAAGCGTCAGAACTTCACCACTGAACGAAGAGCCTCTAACTAACTGGTAGTTAGCTGTGTCAGTCACGGGGTAGGGCAGGGTGAACTGAGTCTCGTCTGACCCTGAGAGGTATGTTCCTGACAGCCCTGTAAGACGGTCAAGGAGCACTGCGTAATCTAGGTCACCAGTAACATACCCTGACTGGACATCTGCTCTCTCAAGGTAGACGCCATCAGTCCTCTCTATCAGTACATAGATATGGTTCTCTAGTGTTGCCACAGCTATAAGTTTGGCATCATCAGCCGCATTAACTTCCCAGTGGCTCCATGAACTCTGCACCTTCCCATCTTCAGTCCAGAAGAACTTATAGATGTAGACACGGTTCGTGTGGCCTTCCTCGTCCGAGATCACGCAGAGGAGATCCTCGTTAGAGTTTCCTGCGAGATTCTTAATACCTCTTGGGAGATAACGAGGGACGTGTGCAGTCACATCTGTGGCGGCTGATCCATTGGTACTATCATTGCGGACAAAGTACTCGCGTACTCTGGAATGATTTCCCGACTCAGTAAGGAAGTACACATCCGATCCAATGCCTACAGGGCGCACCCCGGGTGCTACATCGTATTCCGTAGCAGTGTCTATAGAGACGCTGGTGGGGGTGAGGAGCTCATCGACATTAAGGATGAACTGAGTCTGATCCGAGAACAGCATTAAGTTGTTCTGAAAGGGAACCGCGTATTCTAACTGGGAGACTTTAGCCGAAGAAACAGCGACGTCTACGAGATCAGAATCAAGCAGGGCTGTGACCGTAGAGCGGTAAAAGTTATCGTATACCCCAGCACCTGAAAATATGATGTTCTCACCTGCTAGGAGACCCAGACGGTTCTTGTAATAGAAGACATCTCTAAGAGTCTTACCGACAAATGAAGGGCTAGGGTTAGACTCCGCATCACCAAACTGCCGTATCTTCCATGTGAAGGGTTTAAAGGAGAAGGTACCATCTGACTCTCTAACCAGCGCATGAGGCATGGTGAGTTCATTGAGGCCTTCTTCTGCACCCTCTTGAAGCGTCTCTTCCCACACGCCGCCTCGGCGGATGACGTAGTAAGCCCCGAAACTATCTTCATCATACCCTGCTACTTTGTAGCGCCAGCCATTTTCAGGAGGGATGTCATCCTCAGGCTTAGGGAGGTCATTAAAGGTCTGTACGGTTCCCCGCTCGAGGGCCCCGACGTTCCTCTGATAGTAATCTTCGCGGACAAGGTCCTGTATGAATGTACTATATTGAGGATTGAACCAATGCTCGTTTACGAACTGCTCAGGCTCAGTTACGTCTGGTATTTTAGTCTCAACCACAACGCTTTTATTGATAACGAAAGAGTAATCAGCAATCGTAACGAGACTAAAAGAGTCATTAGCAGAATTACCGTTAAGGCTGAGATAACTGAGACCTTCAGGCGCATTAACGACTTTCTCGACGCCATTGATGTCATAGACTTTAAGAGCCCCATCAGTGACCACGACAATATATCTTTCATTGGAGTCTCGGTTGATTGTGTGGATGTGGGCAGAGGTTGCTAAGGAGTCTGAAGTAAGCTTCGTAACGTGTTCGAGAGGGGGTCTTTTAGACAGCCCGTCAACAACTGTGGAATAAGCATTGACCTGTTCGGAGCCTTGAGAGGGGAGCCGGAGTGTTGCCGGTTGTTGGGAGATGCCGTTGAATAGCGCGGGGATAGTCTGGGCGACTAGGGACATGGTTCACCTTCTAGGGGTTGAAGCGACGAGACCTTGTGGCTCTCATGTTATGGCCGCCATTGAGAATGTTGACTTTCTTGGTGCGGGACTCTAGACGTTTAAGGGTCGCGAAGGCTTCTGTTTCGTGGTCTGCCGTGAACCTGTAGAGTACGTCAGAGCCGATAATTTGACTTTGGAATATGCGGGCAGCCTTGGTGGTAATGTAACCACGCGCAGCCTCGGGTATAGCTTCAAAAGGGAGCGCCCAGATGATGTCAACTTTCAGCGGGTTATCTGTAATCGTGAAAGTATGGTTCTTTTTGTCATAGAGCATCGCCTGAGTGTCTGCGTAGCGGACAACATAGTCCTTACTGCGGTCACAAGGCTCCACCCATAGAGCGGTGTCGGGCACTAAAATGTTACTGGTACCATCTGGAACTAACTCATAGTTCGTATCGGTATTAAAAGACCAGCCACGCAAGAGGACACTACGCAGAGTGCTACTTAGTGCGGATCTGGCAATGTTGATATCCCTAACGCCCACAACTGCCAACGTGTTCACCGGTGATGAGCCGATACTCGTTAGCATCGTGTTGACGGCATCAAGTTCAGTTTGAGGATTCAAGGGTTCGGTCATGGTTTCTTCCAGTTAAAAAAAAACCCACAGAGCCGTGGCCCCATGGGTTTTCTGTTATGCAGTTGCGATTTCTACCGCAGCTTTATTGATGAGTGGGCCGTGGCCTACTGCGTACTTAGCGACAAACAAAGTACCCTGTCTGCGGATGTCATATTCTGACTCCATAGACATGCCCATCAACTGGACAGTGGCAGCCGCTGATTCAACAAAGACAGTCGCAGCTGTGTTCGTCATATCAATACGGTAATCCGAAGGGATATCCGTATTGGCTGAATCATTAGTACCGTAGGGCAGAGCGTTGGACTTGTGCACTTTGACACCGCCAATGAGCTCGAACTGGCCTTTGCTATAAGAACCATCACCGTCTACATCTTTGTTCAAGATGAGGGTAGGTTCCTGAGCCAGTAGGTACCACTGAGCTGGACGGAGAGTGGCGTTAACTTGCATGGTATCTACAGGAACGTCTTTCTCTTCCAGAGTCTGCTTGCCAGACCAGATGCTGCCCGCGAGGGATAGCGCATTGCTGTTTGCGTCTGCATCGACGATTACGCTGCCACCTGTATCTCCAGTGAAGAGAGCCGCACCACGTGCTGCTCGGAGGATATTTCGCGATACATTGCGATCATAGTCCAGAGCTAGTGCTCGTCCCATTTCAGTGGTGTAGGTGCTACGCACGTCGTAGTGATT